ATGGCCACAGGAAGAGGTTTCTTTGTACATATCAAGTCCTCAGATAGTCACTTTTGTGAGGTTATGGAGAAAATGCAAGAAGCATTAAGCATAGTATACAGCTGCTACAATGAGCTGCGTGAAATGGGCATCCTGACCATAGAAGAGGCACCATCAAAAGATGATAGTGCCCAGGAGGATTAAGTATTCTTTTCGAGTTCATTAATAAAACAGGTTAGGACTTTGACGGTTTCACTGACCAGATTATTGATGTCTCCAACAGTGGCAGGCGTGCTGCTATTGGCACTTGTAGGACTTGCCTGATGTGTGTAAGTGGTTACTGCCTGCCGCAGCTTTTCAATATCAACCATATTAACACCCCCTTTCACGGGCATTATACCACACCGGGGGCGGATAGGAAGGAGGCGGGAAGGTGAAAAAAAGCAATAAATCCCCAAAGCCTACCGTTACAGAAAATTCCTGCATGGGTGGCCCCAGGGACTTATTACAAGTCAGTGCCGAAATAGTGGCCAATATATTGAAGTACATCAATGGCGACAACTTCAAGCTGGTTATTGAAGTGTCAAATGGCACTTTCGTAATCAATAAATACCCCATGGAGTCAGCAAACACTCCTGAGAATGAGGAATTAGTACATTAAAATCATCTTTCTGCTTATCCCACATAAGTTTAAAGACAAATTCCTCGCTGGTTAATATCCAGCAACCATTTGACTGGCTTATTTTTTCAAGCATTTCACTACGATGTTCAGCACACATCTGTCTGGTGTCCAGCTTGAAATATTCCAAAGACATAAAACCACCCCCTTTCTGTGGGCATTATACCACACCGGGGGCGGATAGGAAGGTGGTGGGAAGGTGGATTTAGGAAAGGGCCCTGACTGGGTAATATTAATATGTTTTGTTTTAGGCATTTTTACTGGCTTCTCTATTCTGTCAGTAATGCTATTATTAGGCCGATTATGACCGCCGGGGGCGGATGAGAGGATGAACAAAATGGAAGTAACGGAAGTAATGATTGATGCAGAACAAGCATTGACCTTATTAAAAGCTGATTTATTATCTGGCAGTGATGCCTGGATTCCATCATATAATGATGGCCTTGAGGTTGCAATTAGTGAGATAGAAATTTTAGCACGCAAAGAACGGGTAAAAGACAGGCAAGAAAAAAGGAAAGAAGGTCGGTGGACATTCCTAAAAGGAAATAAAGCCGAATGTTCCGAATGTGGTTCAATTTGTTATATTGCTTGTTACCCATACACTGGATGGGCGAGATATTGTCCATGCTGCGGGGCAAAAATGGCCCCACCTCAATAAGGAAGGAGGCGGGAAAGTGTACGAGGGGAAAATTGAAACCGTTCTGGGCGACTATGTTCATGTAAAGGAAGAAGATGGAAAAGTAATATTTGATATTGGTTTTTCTGACACCATGAAGGCAGACGGATTTCATACTGTATTTAGCAGCGAAGATGCGAAAAAGGTAGCCGTTATGATACTTGAAGCGTACTTCGCTATAGAGGGAAACAAGGAGGCAAAACAATGAGCAAAATCAAAGAATGTCCATTTTGCGGCGGGGCCGCACATATTGCAAAATACAAAGGCCAAAAAGACACCTATTATGCAACCTGCGACAGCTGCTTTGCTGAATCAGATCTGAAAGAATCTGAACAGGAAGCAATGGAAGCCTGGAACAGGAGATTCAGCCATGATAAATAAAGCAATACCCCGCTTTATGGGGGCGGGTATCGTTGCGATATTGGCCATGCTTTTGGCCGGGTGAATGGAGGGCGGCTATGAAATCTATGGAACGGGAAGAGCTTGACCGCCTTTATACGAATCTGTCTGATTTCAAATACAAAGAGCTGCACTGTCTGGAAACCCAGTGTATGAATTGCAGATATATGTCGCCAGCGGACAGTTCGGAAATGGACGGGATAGCCTGTTTTATCAACATTTTAATGGAGGATGTCTGGCAAAGAAGGGAGGAATTATTGAATGGCAAAAGGGAAGTGGCGAGCCATTAGCGAGGATTTGGGCGGCAAACGGCTTTATCGTATTGGTAGGCTGCTGGATGCAGATAAGCCCGCAGAAATAGGCAATATAGAATATGCCATTGTGTACGGTTCCACTACAGACCGGGACAAGGCCAAAAGGGTGGCCGATGCAATGAACGAAGAAAACGGCCCAGAGGACCACTACGCCGAAGGCTTGGAGTAAAAGAACAAATAATATTGGTGGGGCTGGTGGAGCCTGCAAACAAAAACATTGATAGCTATTTACCCGAAAACTATTAATAAAACTTACACCGCGTGGCACGGTTGCCAAATACTTACCATAACATCTTTAATATACCCCTTATTAAAGAGTACCGTTTGCAGGTTCTGCCAGCTCCACCAAAAGAAAGGAAGTGATAGCCATGACAGAGGAAACCGCTGTAATGAAGGCCCTGAAAAATGAACAGGCCCGTCTGGAAACAATGAAGATTATCAACAAAATCAGGGAAATGGGCGGCGAAAAGACCATTTTGACCCTGGCCGGGTATATGCTGACCGCTACCCCGGAAAGAGACAACCCCAAACCAGCAGCATAAGGAGGTATAAACCATGGAGCAAAAGGTGGACAAAAGAACCGAGGGCCTTGTAATGGACAACGCCGAGCGTCTGATGAATGTGGAGGAAGTGGCCAAACGGCTGCGCACCTCCCGGGCGGTGACTGCTGAATTACTAAGGCTGGGGTGGCTGAAATCGGTAAGATTTGGAAGTGAGTACCGCATTCCAAAGTTCGCCCTGCATGAGTTCATCGTTGACAATATCGGTGTGGACATTTTGGAGAAGCTGGAGGCAGTCGGTGCAGAATGACAGACCACTACATAACAACCTTGTCTGCCCCATCTGTGGGCAGCTCATTGGCTGCGGGGTGGACTGCATGAAACACCACGCAATCATACATGATACCCACTGCAAGAAGTGCGAGGATTTTCAGCCAGTTTTGTGGCTGTGTTCCTATCTTGTTAAGAAACAAAAACGCGCCAGGCGATAAACACTGGCGCGTCCTGCTGGAGTCCATATAAAAGGAAGCTTCCATATAACAAGCATATTTATTATAGAATGTTTTCTCTTTTTAAACAAGACCCCGGAGGGGGTTAAATGGACTCGTTAAGCATATTATTTTGAGAACCACTAAGGGGAAATTTTGGCATGGCCTACTTAGAAAAAGTTATTGACCGGGGTAATGTGATCGAAGTCCAAAAATATACAAACGGACGTTTTGGGAGAAAAGATAAAAATGGGAAATCTGTAGCCGAAAGAGTTACCCCCGTCGAACAACTCCGATGGCAAAGCAAGGAAGCCGTAAGAAAAGTATGGCGATTACTTCGAGACAGAACAAACTTTTCCCCAGGTGATTTGTGGGTAACCCTGACTTATCCACAAAAGAGTAAACCGGACAGTGAAACGGTGAGAAAAAATATCAAAGAATTTTTGAAGCGTATGAGGAGACAGTTCAAAAAAATCGGGCAAGAGTGCAAATATATCTTTTCCGTCGGCCGGGGAAAAAGGGGAGCCGTTCATCTGCACATGGTAATGTCGAAAATAGACACCGAAATTGTCTCCACCACCTGGCAGAATATTGTAAACGGCGGGAAATGGGTACATGTCCACACCGAACATCTGGACAAATCACAAAACTGGCACAAGGTAGCGCAGTACATTATCAAAAACGGGGAAGAAACTTTTTTGAGTGATGACCCCATAATAAAAAAACGTTTTTCATCTTCCAGAAATTTACGGGACGCAAAACCGCGTGCCAGGGTAATACATGCCAGAAGATGGAAAGAGCAACCGCCGGAAAGAAAGGGCTATTACATTGACCCCGAGCTTTCCTACAACGGAGTAAACAAATACGGTTACCCGATGCAGTACACCGTATATGTGCGTCTAGATGAATGACAACAAGGAGGAAGTCATGGAAGAAGAAAAATTGCAACCCGTGAAAATATCGGCCGTCGTCCGGGCAGTAAAAGAGCAGGGTGTTTGTATGCTGATAGACCGGGACGATGAATATTATCTTGTAACGGGTAATTTTATTTTAAAGCTGCGCCGGAAAGATATGTGGCGCATCCAGTGTAAGCTGGAAATCGAAAAGAGAAATGTATATATGGGCCATACTAAGGAGGCTGGCTGGGTACAGACAACCACTGAACCGAAATGTGCCGAAGTGGTAGAAAAATACATTTCGCTAATACTACAGGCAGCAGAGCGTCCTTTATTGCAGCCGACAGGGATAGCAGTAACCATGTACCACGATATTGAAATGGATGGGCGGCTTTATCACGGGGCGGATGGTTTCGCCCTGATCCGCGGTGGCTATCTGGACATGATACCCGGAAAGCCTGAACTGGTACGGCTGGAGGATTATGTGGTTGTCAACGATACCCATGTAATAACTATCATGCTGGACGATGCCTGGCAGGATAATCCATATATCAGAAAAACAGGGGAGGGCTGACTATGCGAACATTTGCCATTGTAAACATGAAGGGCGGGGTGGCAAAAACTACTACCGCCTGTAATATGGCGTATCTGCTGGCCTGTTCCGGTAAAAGGGTGCTGCTGGTGGATAACGATATGGGCGGTATTATCACTTTTAAGGAGGCAGATGAAGATTAACAAGACGACATTTTTAAAATGGCTGCAGGGCATGGGCGTTGGTATATTGGCCTTCTTACTGAGTGGCTTTGTGGAAAGCATTTAAGGAGGGGACAATTATGCAAGGCAAAAGATGGACACAGGAGGAAAAGGATAAGCTGGCGGAGCTCTATGGTACTAAGTCTCTTGATACAATAGCGAAAATTATGGGCAGGAGCATAAACTCTATTTCCGTTATGCGGCAGAGGTTACATCTGGGAGCGTTTTTGGAGAATGGCGATTATATTACTCTCAATCAGCTACTGAAGGCCGTAAAGGGTACAAAGTACGGAGACAGTTATTCACTGCTCAGCTGGGTAAAAAACAGAGGTTTGCCTATCATCCATAAGAGAGTTGGAAAATGCAGTTTCCGGGTTGTACGTTTAGATGATTTCTGGAAGTGGGCAGAGACGAACAAGGCTTTTATTGACTTCTCCAAAATGTCTGAATGTATTTTAGGTGCAGAGCCCGACTGGGTTAAATCCAAGAGGATAGAAGATACCTTATGCAAGGCTATCAAAAAGACCACGCCATGGACGCCACTGGAAGATGGAAGGCTGGCGGATTATATACGAGAGGGCAAAAAGACGGGGCACGAGATAGCCAAGATTATGCATCGGTCTTATGGAGCTGTTGCCAAAAGATGTAACGACCTGGGCTTAGGCAATCCTAAGCGCATGACGGCCCACGAGCACAGCTGGAGCAATAAAGAGGTGGAGGATGTGGTAAAAAGCGTTATAGCTGCTACGCCATATCCTCTGATAGCTGCCAGAATGGATTTATCCGAGAAAGCTATCAGGGGGATGTTGTACCGCCTGTATAAGACAGAGAATCAGGACAAAATTCGGGCAATCATAAAGGTTTCAGGTAAAAGCCAAGGGAGGGAAAAGTAGTGTTTGAGCTAGATTTAAAGGCGTTTGTTTGGATGTGTATTGGTGCCGGTGGTGTACTGGCCGTAATGGTGATAATGGGGCTTTGCAAAGTATCTGGGCGGATTTCCAGAATAGAAGAAGAAATGGAAGACCATGACCGCCTGATGGTGGAAAATTGGAACAAACGATTCACAGGCAATGGAAAACCTGTGGAAATGTACAAGGATAAGAGCCATGAATACACACGAGAATAATATTCTGAAGCTGATAAAAAGCATATATAGCCATAATACCTATGATGTGTTTGCTGATTTTGTCCAGCTGTCCGCTTTATCCATAAAACAGTCTGTGGACCTGATTCTTGGCATGAAAAAGTCCGAGGAAGAATTTCAAAAGATTTTGACCATGTACCAGCCAAAGGAACAGCAGATATTATCGGATATGTTTGGGGAGCTGGTTGATGCTCTGGAAGAACATTTTTTAAAAAATGAGATATGCGATACCTTGGGGGCCATATTTGGCGAGCTTAGTATCAACAACAAAAACACGGGCCAGTTCTTCACACCTGCATCAGTGGCAGAGCTTTGTGGTACCGCTACCTTCGACAGCAGAATTGCCAAAAAACAAATAGAAGAAAAGGGCTATATCTTAGTGAATGAGCCTTCATGTGGGGGCGGCGTCATGCTGATGGCCTTCATCCAGGCAATGATGAGAGCCGGTTTTAATCCACAGAAGCATCTGCTGGTTGTAGCACAAGACATAGACAGAAGGTGTTGTTGCATGACATATCTGCAACTTAGTCTGTATGGAATCCCCGGGAAAGTCATTCAAGGGAATACGCTGACCCTGGAAGTATATGAAAAGCCTTGGTTTACTCCAACATACGCTACGGATTTGTGGCCCGTAAAAGAAAGGAGGGCATTAGAAAAGTGCTGTCAGAAAAAGAACGCCTGATTATAGACATTGTTAATGACATGGTTGATGCCATAAGTGAAGAGCAAATGGATAAGCTGAAACTGTGCCTCTATAAGAGGATAAGTCCATTGGAGGTAAAACCGGCAGAAGCTAACATCGTTGTTTATGACCATCCAAACCATAAGCTTATAACTATGTTTATAATGGCCAAAAAAATGATAAATTTGAGCCCAAATTCCATAAAATTTTATGAACTTGTCTTAACCAAAGCTGATAAAGATTTTCATCAAAAACCGTTTTTACAACTTACAACGCTGGAATTGCAGTGTTATCTGGCGGCTATTGCCGATAAAACAAGTCCTGTAAACTCCAACAATGTACGGCGAATATTATCTTCATTCTTTGGTTGGCTTCAGGATACTGAGTATATAACCAAGAACCCGATGAAAACGGTTCAACCGATGAAGCAACCCAAAAGGACAAGGCATCCGTTCACAGTAACAGAACTGGAGACTTTGCGAAACGCTGCAACGGATATAAGGACTAGAAGTATTATTGAAATGCTTCTATCAACAGGATGCAGAATAAGTGAGCTGGTAGGTATAAAAGTTAATGATATAGATTGGATTCGTGGAGAGGTCAGAGTAATAGGCAAGGGTAATAAAGAGCGAATAGTATTCATCAACGAGACTGCCAGCCTATACACGAAGCAATATCTGAGTACCAGAACGGATAATAACCCTGCATTGTATGTTAGCATGGATAAGCCTCATGCTACTTTACAAAAGGGTGCTATTGAAATGATTGTCAGAGAATTGGGGCGGTCATGTGGTATCAAGAAGGTATTTCCACATCGGTTCCGGCATACTGCGGCAACATTTGCTATGCGCCGGGGAATGAATATCGAGATAGTCAAAAAGATGCTTGGACATGAGAGCATAGATACTACGATGATATACGCACAGACCGACTGGGACTCCGTGAGAGCCGCTAGAAGGATATATTGCGAATAAGAGAGGGGAAATAAGTAAATGTTTACGAATGCGATAACCAAGCAGATAAAAAAAGGAATCGTCAAGAAGCTGGAAGAAGCCTATGTGCTTGCCAGAAAGGATATAGCAAAGCTGAGATATCTTTCAGCAGCTGATGACGAAGCAGAGTGGGTATGTGTATATGACGCAGAAGGCAACAATCTGGCGCAAATCGATGTGACTGGCCAAAACGTAAGTGGACTGATTCTCGATGTTGTCCATGCTATCAATGATGATATTGTCATAGGCGGCAAGAAGAAATGATGTTTCCCAAGCCCAAAAGAGTCCGGCTAAAGGGTAAAGCTTTAGCCAGGCTCAATCAGGCAATACATGACCGTGACAATGACAAATGCATTATATGTGGAGCCTGGGTGGATCCGGGCAAGAAATTCCACCATGAACCATGTGGGGCGGATAAATCTGACGAAGAAGAAAAAGGCGCGACATTGTGCGATAGATGCCATTTTCGGCGCCATAATGGCCCTAACAGCACAGAAATACGCGAAAAAATAAAAAAATATCTCAAAGAATGCTATGAATAATCAAAAAATAAGGGGCGGAGGTGCAGAAATGGGTCAAAAAGAAATGATTTATGTCTATACCAAGAAATTTGAAGCCTATAGCCGTGGGCTGCGCAAGGCAGGGCAAAAGATAGAGAACACGCCATTATTCAAATGGACACCGGAAAGGATAGAGAGTCATCTTAAAAAGGGCTTTATCAGGAGAAGATATATGGAAAAAGGAGCTAATACATGAACAAAGTAATATTGACGGGGCGGCTAACGAAAGACCCCGATATAAGATACACGACATCAGGCAAGTCAGTGGCCAGCTTTAGTCTGGCCGTTGACCGCCGCCACAGTTCAGAGCAGGGGCCAACAGTGGACTTTATCCCCTGTATAGCATGGACAAAACTGGCGGACTGGGTTGGCAATTATCTGAGCAAGGGCAGCAAGATATTGCTAGAGGGGCGGCTGCAGGTGCGCTCTTACGATGGTCAGGACGGAACCAAGCGGTATGTTACAGAGGTTATTGCCAACGAAATCGAGTTCGCTGAAAGTAAAAAAGACGGGGAAGCCCGAGGGGGCAGCACTCCAAACAACCCGGGAGGATTTGGCGGCCAGCCAGTAAGTGACGACGATATACCATTCTAGGGGGTAGTACATGAATACAAGACGGCGCATGAAAATAAGAGCTATCAGGGCTATCATTAAAGGTTTACCCTGGAAGCCCAGAGCTATAATATTACCGCTACGACAGAAAATAAAAGTCACGCTAGAAATGCCGCACTTGGCTGGTAGTGGCTCATCCACAGTAGAAGAGTTTGAAAAGAATTTTAAACCAATTACTAAACCAATTACTGAACCAGCCAGTCAGGAGCGTGGAACGATATACATAAATGGTAAGCCTGTGCAATGGATAGGATAAAGGAGGGGCGTCCATGGACGAGCAAGAGCTGGATTTACTATATGAGCTTCTACATAAGTTCAAGACCAAAGAAATCAGCTGTGTTTGCAGACATTCACCAGAATGCAAATATAAAGGGAAAGCTGGAGAGTGCCATATCCTTAGCATAATGGAAGATGTCTGGGAAAGACGACAAGCATCAGGTAGCAATAAAGAACACAAGGGAAGCTGTTCTGAAGGCTGCGAATAGAAAATAAAATATGGTGGGGCTGACTGAGCCTGCAAACAACCCTTTCGAAAATGATAGATAAACGCACATACACATATATTTACTGTTAAATTGTTAAACCTTACCCAACACTCCTTTAACACAATCGTTTGCAGGCTTTGCCAGCTCCACCAGTTGGAGGTATAGAACAAATACTAGTTGTAGGAGAAGGAGGAAAGGAATTGAGAGCACGATATGGCATAAACCTGTCCCTGGAGGAGCTGTACTCCATCAGAAAGGCCCTGCAGGGGAAAGGGGATAAATGCCTTATGGAGAGGCTTGATAAAGCCATTAAGACCATTGAAGGGATGAAGAAAAGGAGAGGAAGGAGCCAGGGAAATGATTGAAATTAACACCCTAAAGACCAAGAACAAAGGATATATAAAAATCAGCTTAGACAAGGCGGGTTGCATTATCGAGAGCGGTAGCGTAAGGGCGGGGGCCCTGCTGTATGGCGACCGCACATATTTGGATTATGAGGAGCTGAAAAGCCTCCACAACATCGTTGAAACAGCTTTGTATGGTCTTGAAGGCAAGGAGAAGGATAGCCATGAAGATGAAGGAATATCTTAGACTGCGGAATATTGCACTTAGCCCCAGGGACTGGCGGGGCATGATGGATTATATCCCGCCAATGAACCGGGCAGAACGGAGAAGGGCCAAACGCCGGGGCAAGAAGAAAAATACCCCGGGGCGGCGATAAATACCCGGGGGCCAATTATCCCCGGTATGGAGTGACGAAATGAGGAAACCAGCAGACAAGAGAATCAGAACTGTGGAATGGGTACTGTACAATGAGCAGGTTCTCCGTGTGGCAGTTGAAGAGGAAAGGGAAAGGGAAACAGTGGACACGGGGAAAGACCCAACAGCCAGGACGGCGGTGCGCCATGCTACACCTATCAAGTCATTGATGGTCGAAGGCAGGGAAATATTAAAACCAGAGAAATGGCTGCACATGTTGGAGCTGGTACACGAACACATTCCAAAAGGTGACATGAAGAATGTTCTTCAAGCAAGGTATAAAAGACGTGAGCATTATCGTGTCACTTGTCGAAAGCTTTGTATGAGTCAGAGCAAGTATCAGAACACGATAAGGCGCATAAGAGAGTACGCGCAGATGGTGGCAATACAAGAGGGATTAATAAAAATTGTCGAGTGATTAATATTAACTATTATCACTTTTTCAAAGTGTTATAATTGATACAGTGAAAGATTATACGAAGAACAACATAAGGGCTTTAGGGCATCGCGCCACGCGGTGTCCTTTTTATTTTGCCACCCCCCGGGGGTGCGGGTCCTTCTGGGGGCAAATGCTTTTACGGGTCTGCGAGTCCCGGCGGTTGCGTCCCTGAAAAATAAAAAAACTGGTTGACAATCTGACAAAGCAGAAGGGAGGCGGGGCGGATGGCAACCGAGGAAAGCAACCAAAAATCGCGCGCGCGCGTAGTTATTGAAAAAAAGTTCATTTTTTCCACATCCGACACCTGCGAATTTTTCCAGATCTCCCGGGAGACTTTGTCACGATGGGAGAAAAAAGGCGCGCCGAAAGCTGGGCGGGGAAAATGGGACATCAAAAAAGTTATGGAGTGGCGTTTTGATGGCAAGCATATGGAAAGCCCGGAAACCCGCAAACTTAAAGCTGAAGCGGATTTAAAAGAAGCCAAGGCCGCTCAGGAAAAAATAAAACTCAGTGTAAAAAAAGAGGAATTTATCCCGGCTCCACTGGTACAAAGTGAGCTGAAACGTCTGCTGGCAAATCTAAAAAAATCTTTGCTGGAAATTGGGCATAATGTGGCTTCTGATTTGGCCGCTTTGGATTTAGAGGCAGTGACCATAGCGAAAAATGAGGTTGACAAACGTGTAAACGATGCCCTTTTTGAACTGTCTGAGGGGAGGTTGTACCGTGGCAGGGCGAAGAAAAAAGCAAAGAAATGAGCTGGACTATCCTGATTGGATTTTAAACGCTCTGGCCGTGTTGAAACCGCCGGAAAAACTGACGGTTTCGGAGTGGGCGGATAAGTACCGCATACTATCGGAACTGGACAGCGCATCGCCGGGACATTGGCGCACCAGCAAGACACCATACCTCAGAAAGGTGATGGATGCCTTCAACGATGATTTTGTACATGATATCAGCTTTTGCGCCGGTTCCCAGTTGGGCAAGACTACCGCAGAGCAGAATATGTTAGGTTATGCCGTGGCACAGGATCCGGGGCCTATGCTTGTAGTCTACCCCACCAAGGAGCTGGCAAAATTCACCAGTGAGAAACGCTTACAGCCCATGATACGGTTAAGTCCTGCTCTAAGTAAAAAATTCAAGGAGCGGGAAAGCAAGGACTTGGAATTGGCCTTTGACTCCATGTATATAGCTTTAACTGGGGCCAATAGTGCGTCAGATCTGTCAAGCCGTCCAGTACGCTATGTATTTTTTGATGAAATAGATAAATTCCCCAAATGGACTGGTACAGAAGCAAGTCCTCTGGAGCTGGCTGCAGAACGTACCAAGACCTTTTATAACTACAAGATAGTAAAGGTGTCCTCTCCTACTCTGGAAAAAGGCAATATATGGCAGGGGTGGTTGACTGCTGATGTGCAATATCGGTACTACGTACCTTGTCCACATTGTGGGGAGATGCAAATACTGGAATTTGGCCAGATAAAATGGCCAGATGGGGCGGATGAAAACGAAGCCAAGGCAGCGGCCTGCTATGAATGTAAATATTGTCATGAATCTATAGATGATAGGCATAAGCCAGCTATGTTGAGGGGTGGAGAGTGGCAAGGTGTACATCAAAAAAGCGGACGACCTGCCAAGGTGGCTTTTCACCTGAATAGCATATATAGCCCCTGGTTGACCTTTGGGGATGTGGCAGCAAAATTTATTGTCAGCAAGGATGAGCCAGCCCTGCTGATGAACTTCATCAACTCATGGCTTGCTGAGCCCTGGGAGGACAAGAGCAGCCGCTTAAAGTCTGATGTGGTTATGGCCAAAGCCCTGCCATATGATAAGGGGCGGATGCCAGCAGCGGCCCAGCTTTTAACCGTGGGCGTGGATGTGCAGCTTGACCATTTTTACTACTCAGTAAGAGCATGGGGGCCACACATGACAAGCTGGCTGGTGGATTGGGGTAAGGTCTATACATGGCCGGATATTGAAACCGTCATTTATCGTGACTATGCGGATACGAATGGGGAAATACATAACATTAACCTGGCCTGCATTGATTCAGGCTATAACACAGATGAAGTATATGCTTTTTGTGCTTATCACATGGAAGTGGCGGTACCAACCAAGGGAGCCAGCCGCCCATTAAAGACCCGATACACATCGTCTGCTATAGATAAAAGCCAAGCAGGTTTCGGGTTATTTCTCTACGAAATGGACACCACTCAAATGAAAAACTTTATAGCTTCAAGGATAGGAATAGACCCGGGCGCGCCGGGCAGCTGGAATGTATACCGCGATATAGAACGGGAATACGCCGACCAGATTTGTTCCGAGCAAAGGGTGGAGAAAAAGGACAAGAAGGGCCGTACCTCCATCGTTTGGGAAAAGATAGGCAGCCACACAGCGAACCATCTTTTGGACTGCGAGACCAATAATGTTCTAGCAGCTGAAAAGCTGGGCGTGAGATTCCTGATAGAATCACAGCCGGAGGACCCCGAGGACGAAGAGCCTGAGGACGACTGGCTGGGTGTTGGCAAAGATTGGATTTAGACACACGAAAGGAGGTGAAACAGTTTGGAGAGTTTGGAGACACAGCTGGAGAGTGTACAGGCAGCCATAAGAGCCATTGAAGGCGGGGCGCAGTCCTACAAGATTTCCAACCGAAGCGTAACAAGGGCAGATTTGGCCACCCTTTACGCCAGGGAAACAACCCTCAAAAGCCAAATAGCCAGGGAAAAAGGTGGCGATCTATTCTTTGCCGAACTGGGCAGCCTATGATTAATTTTTTAGAGAAAGCTATAGCAGCCATTTCGTAAGCGTCAAAATATAGTATGCCTCAACAACAAATAAAAAGCAGCCCGTAGGCTGCGTCATAGTATAGTGTTATGAATCTTCAGTTGGCAGGTTCACATTCCACGGGAGATACTTTTCCAAAACTGAATCGTCCTTTAAGGATTCTTCCTGGGACATGTTTGTAAAGATGTATTCCAGATATTCTTTGGTATCAACTTTGTTGGCTATGCATGTCTCTATTAAACTGTATGCTGCGGCACTGGCCTCGGCACCAGTCGGAGAGCCGGAAAATACCCAGTTTTTTCGACCGATGGTGAATGGACGGATGCTTCTTTCAGCAAG